GACTCACCGTTGGGGTCAGACATGGTTTTCTCATCGTCAGACTCTTCTTCTGGAGCATTCTCTGCCATCCAAGCGTAGAGCTCTTCAGAGAGGTTCAGAACATCTTCTGGAGTCTTGGTTTCTGCAACCCGCTTGACCCAGACCTTTTCTTCAGCAGTAAACTCAACCTTCTGTTTCTTGAAGAACAGATTGATCCGATCAATCAGGTTCAACTCAGAAACATCCTTGTCAGCAATACCGAAGAAATCTTTGGCAGTCAGGTCACAATATCCACGATTGAAGACTGCAACAGAGCCGGGATACCGATCCTGCACCATCCGTTCGATACGGGCGTCTTCAACGATATTCACAAACGAGTGATTGATATTACGAACCTGTGCCTTCTCAAGCATATCGAGAGGCGTCCAGAGTGCGTGAGCAATCTCATGGCAAACCATCAGGTCATAGATATCTTTGGTCATCTCCTCATCCTTCCAGATGGGCAGACCCAGTTCCCGTGACTTGGGATTGAAATATGCCGTGTCCATCTTCTTGTGGACAACGAAGATATCCTCTTCAGCGAGGAGTTTTGCGAGTGTCGATTTATTTTTCATCATACCTTACATTACCATACGAAAGAGGTTTTGTCAACAAGAATCTTAGCCTAGTTCCAAATTAATTCGCCAGTGACATTCGGGGTCTTCACAACGTATCCAAAGAAGAAACCTTTTGCTTCCTTGGCAGTCTCGAATTTCTTCTCGAAATTGATCTTACCATACAACTTGTATTTGACGGTATATCCTCGTGTTTTCTTGGTCATCTCTATTTCCTTATTTCTTATCATACCTTACAGTAACATACTGGGTAGGATAAGTCAAAGGAATAATGAGCTCTAATGTCGTTTTATATGATATTTAGGGAAAGTGTGACATTTTTATCACACTATCACGATTTTGGTCTATTTCATCGATAGAAGTGACTTCTTCATCATCTTTGACGCTCTACGTTTTGCCATGTTCAACTTTAGTCTACTGACCCGTTGAGTGAAGTTCGTTCCTTCCATATGGTCATACTCATGCTGGAAGATTCGTGATTCAAGTCCGTGCATCTCTACCTGTACCAGTTCCCCGTCCACATCATAGTATATACACCGGATACCCTCTGAGCGTGGCACCTTCAACCACAGGCCGGGCCATGTTAAGCAACCCTCATCCATAATGATCTTTTCAAGTTGATACTCTGTGATCAGGGGGTCAAAACAGGTGATCGTCTCTTTTTTCTTAATATCTGAATACATGATGAAGGCACGTTCTTGAATACCAATCTGATTCGCAGATAATCCAATACCCTGATAATGTTCCATTGCACTGAGCAAACGATCATGTAGCTCCTTGCGGTCCAAACCAATAGAACAGGACTCCAGTGGGTTCTTTAGAATTGAGTTCGTTACAGAAACCAATTGTGAACCGAACATCCTCTTCATTACATCTAGTTCGTGTTGTGTGTAGTGTGGTTGCTTATTCCACCCGTCTGAATTAACTGTCATTATGTTCTCCCATAAAAAGTTGTACCGAAATCTGGTAGAGTTTGCTTATCAAACAAATACCACGCACAATTGTCTTTGCCTGTCATATTACCAAACCACTTAATTCTACCTACACTTACAATCTTATGTAAAAACGGCATATAAGGTTGACTCTGTTTAGTATGCATCCAATCCGCATCAAACAACAGCCAAGTAGGACGTTGTGGAGCAAAGTGATCTATCATAGGATGAAGCACTTTCCTGTCCCATGGCGGATTTGTGATTACATAATCTGATTCGACAAGTTCATCAAACCCTATTTTATCGTATGGGCTCGTATGTATTCCTTTTGCTTGTGGTTCAATGTCACTGGCCCACATACAAGTTCCCTTTGTCTCTAGATGATCAATCAACACACCATTGCCAGCACAAGGCTCTGCAAACTTAAATCCCTCTGGTAAATGCGGTAATAGAGGTTCTACTGCTTCCATCGGTGTAGGATAGAAGTCTCTAGGTTTGCGTTCAAAGTCACTACGTTTTCCCAAATTTCACCAGAGCGCAACACTCCCCCCCCTCAGATATATCAAAGTCATAATTTCTTTTCATACCCTCTTTTAACATTCTATTCACCACTTCTTCACCCTTATCATTGAATCTATAATCATGACACAAAAACCAAAAATTGTCAAGTGTTTTCTCAAAAATATTTTCACAATCTTCAAATTTTAACCATCCGTCTACAAATACAAAATCAAAATCAGATATACCCCTGTCCCAAAACTCCATGCTTTCTGTGTCGGGGTATCTTATAATTCTCTCAAAACCCTCATGAACTATGAACCTGTCTCTATTCTTATCTACAGTGTGTATCTCACAATCACTACCAAGAGCCATCGCATATGCAGATTTACCAACTAGGGTTCCAATCTCCAATATCTTTTTTGGTTTGTACTCTAGGCATGTTTCGTACAGAAAATAACAATCTGCATTACTTGTGCTGTCAGGTGTATCAGGCCAATCTTTAATTAACTGCAACATGACTGAAGTTTTTAATTTTCTCAAATTTGATTGTGCTTCGGAACTTGTCTGCGAGTGCGTCCTGTTTATGACTGATCACAAATACGTTTTCATCTCCCAAAGTATTGAGTATCTTTAGGAATTCATCTGTGCCTGTGCCGTCCAAAGAGCTATCAAAGATTTCATCCAATATCAACAGGTTCGTGTTTGTGCTGTTCTTCATCTTTGCAACCGCTCTCCATGTGAACAACAGTGCAAGGTCAATACGCATCTTCTCACCCTCACTAAACGAATCGTAGGTAAACTCATCACGATACCGTGACTTGATGGTTTCCTCAAAATTCTCGTTCAATGTGAAGTTCACATAGAACTCCATTGACGTAAGGTAGGTATTAATCAACTTATTCATGATAGGAAGATACTGCTTGATGATCTTGGTCTTGATGCCCGTATCCTGTAACATACTTCGTGAAGCTTCTGAGTAGGTCTGTTCTTCACGCAACTTTGCCTTCTGCATATCAAAACCAGAAAGAGTTTCCTTTAACTCATTCAGTTTTTCATAATCACCCTTATTTACCTTGCCGCACTGTAATCCACCAATTTCTGCTTGCAGTGTCGCATTGAACTTTTCTAGTTGAACTAGTGAACTGTTCTCTTTTGCAATATCAACCCTGTTTGTCTGTATGTTCTGATTGACCTCGTTGATGATATTGACCTTAGCCTGTGTTTGTTTCAATTCCTCTAGAAGTTCTCCCATTCCAGAATTGAGTTTTTCTGACTTGGAGTTTTCTTTCTCAATCATATCATCTTTGAACGATTCATCAATATGTTGTTGACACGTTGGGCAATCCTCATTATTCTCAAAGAAATTAATCAGTTTGCTATGCGCCCTATGTTTTTCTTTCAACTGAGACTGAATGTCCTTGAGTTTACTAAACTTCTCTTCAATCTTTGCAGAGTTAGAAATCTTCTCATGCATATTAGAAGTGTCACTCTCAAGGTTAGCAATTCTAGACCTCTTCTTGAAGATTTCTTCCTCATTACCATCAACCAGAAAAGTCTTTTCTTTAATAATTTTTTCCCTGTTCTGTTCTACATCTGCAATATACTTCTCCTGTAGAGAAATCTTCTCCCCAGTTAAACTATAGTGGTAATCAGCTTCACGCATATCATCAGAGATAGTCTTTAATTTTTGTTTGAGAAGCATATTCATAAGTGAGAAAATCTGAATGTCAAGGATTTCCTCAACAACCTCACGGCGATGTTTAGACTTCAATTGCATAAAGGGAATGAATGTGGAGCTACCCAGAATAACAACCTGAGTGAAACTACGATAGTTCAGCTTTAGGATTTGCTGTTCAAGATACTTCTGGTAGTCACGGGAGTTAGCGTCTTGGTTATACAACTTACCATTAACATAAATCTCAAACACGTTTGGTTTAATACCACGAACAACCTTAACCTTCTTGGTTCCAATACGAAACTCCACCTCTACCAGTGCAGCACTGCCATTGACAGAGTTTAGAAGTTGAGGTTTGTTGATATTACGAAAAGGCTTACCAAATAAACCGAAACATAAAGCATCAAGAATAGTAGATTTACCTGCGCCGTTTTCTCCAATAATTAATGTGGTAGAATTTCTATCTAACTGAATTTCTGTAAAGTTATTACCAGTTGACAGAAAGTTCTTCCATCTCACATTCTCAAAATGAATCATAGCTCTAAATCTTGTGCCTCACTGTAAAGTGACCGCATCGTGTTCTTCAATCGGTCCTTGCTTAAAGTAACATCCAACTGGTCAATGTATTTTTCTAGTAGTGTCATGGTGTCTTCAGTATTATTTACGATATCATCAGATACATTGTCAGCATCCAACTCAGAGAAGTCTTCGATAATCTTGACCTCAAATGCGTCAGCCTGTAACAACCTATCTGTGAATTTGTCGAATTGATACAAGTCTTTCTTGTTGACTACAATCAGTTTTACATATTTCTCTTTATACTTAGACACATCTTCATTAGTGTAATCTGTTGCAGTATCATCATAGTAAATCTTCTCAAAAATACTATGGGGATTAATGATACGTTCTAGTTCTCGATTCTCTGTATCAAAGATGTGAAAACCTTTCGGATCATTGTGATCACTCCAAGTAATCTCATACGGAGTGCCCAAATAATATATGTGACCATCATCTGATTTGTGATGAAAGTGTCCACTAAAGCATAGGTCAAACCTACGGAACATTTCTTTATCCCACCCACCTTCAGATTTATGTCCCTTGTGCATCTCAAAGCCATTTACTTCTAAATGACCCATCAAAATCTGTGCGGGGGAAGTCTTCAATGCATTCATTACAACTTCATAATTACCAGCATTAATCCACGGCATAAACTGAATAGGACAGTCATCAAACTCCACAACCTGTGGGCCAGTATAGATGTTACACCTATCAGAACCTACCAGCTCTTCCATTGAATTGACTTCGTTGGTGTTCTTATAAAAGGTGTCATGATTACCAATGATAAGATGAAGGTCAATTCCCAACTCAGAAAATCTGTTGATGAACCTCTGCCTAAAATCACTAGCAGTTTTAAAACTGATGAACTTTCTACGATCTGTAACATCACCCATATGAACACAGGTAGTAATTCCCCTCTCAACTAGAGTGGGGAAAAACACATCGTCATAGAATTTGTAGAAATAATCATTGATGTTTTGATTATCATTTCTGGCACCAAAGTGAGTGTCAGTTATAATTGCAATCTTCAACGCTCGTCACCCCGAATCGCCACCTTATCAATATCATCATCATCCATAAAATTTTCTAGTCCTTTTTTACTTTTTTTTTCTGTCTTCTTAGTTTTATAAACATCTTCCATTGGAAGATTGTCCATTGCAAAGGAATTATCAATACTATAACTAGTTGAATCGCCCGGCATAGTATCATAGGATTGGTAGTTACTACCCGCTACGATTCTGTTTTTAACGTGAGTTTGCTTCTTTTCTTTTTGAATTCTTCTGATGAATGCGTAGTAGATGATTTGGGTAAAGTATGCGAAAGGGTTGTTTGACTTTTCTGGATTGAAGTTCGAAGCATATTGTAAGCAGTTTTCGATGCCATCTGAAATCATATCATCCTTGTATGTGTAGTTAATAAAATTGGGGCGGTAAGACAGATGCGTTGCAATCTTCAAAAAACATTCACCAATGTAGTTTGTTACAGCGGGTTTCCGTCCATCATCGTCTTCTTTTGAAAGCTTGCACGCTTCTTTCCACTCAATCATCGCCTGTAGAAAAACTTTGTTATCCACATAATGTTCACCTTTTGATTTGGCCATTAGGTATACTCCTTAATCTTTACTCACTATACATCAATACACTTATAATGTCAAGGAACATTATAATTTAAAATAATCTTCGAAGGAACCTTGACTCCACCCCAAAATAGTGTTATATTGATCTTGTCTTGGGTTGCAGAACTACATTAATGAATATATTTACTTTCTGTTTCTAGTTCATCTAAGAGCTCTTCGTAAATTTCTTCATCTTCGAAGTCATCCACAAAAGGTTCATCATCTATATTATCTAGTTTGTTTAATATACCTTCATAATATACACTTAGTCCGGGCGAGGCGGGTAATATAATAATAACATGTTTAGGATCAAGCTCAAAATGTCTTTGTTCTGTGAAGGGTTGAACCCAACGAGATAGCATTAAAGATTCTGTCATGCCTGTGTGATTAACTCTAGATTGGATATTCATTAACAGGGGTCTTGAAATTTCGTATTTACCATTGTCTTCGGAAAGCTCACAAATGATATTCTCACCACTAATGAGCTTTAAGATTTTATATGTATCTGTGTTCATTTTAGGTTTACCTTACTAATTTCATAGTTGAATTGTTCTGCATTGTATATATTTATGCGTTCTTGAAAATGGTTAAGTGTAAAGTTACTCTGGTGTCTAAAAGTCAAATCATCTGCAATATCAAAAATTAAAACGGAATCTTTATTCTCCCCCTGACGCAATCCTCTACCGATACTCTGGAGCACTCGAATTCTAGACTTAGACGGACTTGCGAGCACGATGTTGTGAATATTGCGAATATTAATACCAGTACTAAAGGTGCCATAGGATGCAATGGTGATAGAGTTTTTTTCACCCTCCACAACAGATCGTATCCTTTCTCTTTCTGTGGTACTTGTGTTACCATAGATAAAAAATACCTTTCGCAATTTGTCATCAAAGAAACCTTGCTCTTGAGATTTCATGACTTCCTCATAAAGAGGTTTGCCGTGTTTTTCTACCAATTGATATAAACATAATGTATTACCGGGAAGATGCATCAACAGCCCAGCAAGAAATTTATTTCTAAGTTCATGTTCGCCAAGGAATTGTAGTTCCTCTGCATAAGTCATTCTCTCTCGTATATTCTCATGTTTTAGAATAATGCACTTGATTTTGAGGTCAGCAAGAGATTTCTTCTCAATTAACTCCTTTGTGGTAGTAACTTTTTCAACAGGACCGAATAGACCTTCTAAAACAAGTTGGTGCGTCTGCGTCCCGTCTAGGGTGCCTGTAAGACCGAATCTGTACTTACATAGGTGTAACTTGGTCATGATACCAGTTAAAGATTTAGCCTTAAACATATGCGCCTCATCACCAATCACACAACCGAACTGTTCAAAATATTTCTTTGGTAACTTGTAGATAGACTGCCATGTCGATATAACAACGTCTTTCTCAACCTTACTGGAGTGTCCTTGATATACCTTCTGACAGTATGTGCCAGAGCTCCATCCGTAGTCTTCGAAGTCTGAATACATCTGTTCTACGAGTGAGGTGGTAGGAACTAGTATCAGGGTCTTCAATCCCATCATATGATAATAACGAACTAACGAGTAGATTATGAGTGATTTACCCGAAGCAGTAGGAGAAACAAGAAGAGCACGATTTCTGGCAATACCGTGATGTACCGCATCAATTTGGTAGTCACGCACTTTGAGAGACTTCCCCCCAGATTTTGGTTTAAGTGACCTGATGAAATCTCTAACCACTTGACGAACAATAACCCGCTCATTTTCAACTCCCTCTTCTAATATATATTCAATTCCGTTTTTCTGGCAGAAACCCCTGATATATTGGAGCAATCCAACATATATCTCACCTGTTGCGGGGGAGAAGAGTCTTATCTTACCATCCCACATTCGACTTCGGTAGGTTGGCATAAATTTAAAACCGGGAACCTCAAAGGTAAAGAACTCTGTCAACTCTTGTCGAGTAGAATCTGTCATCCCATCTAGGACTAGATAGACTTCATTCTTTTTTGATATACGCATTAGATCATACCAGCTTCAAACTTCTTCCAATCTGTTGCGTTGCGAATATCCCAACCACGATTGTCGATGGACTTGATCACACCCTTACAGTAATCCAAGCATGAGTCGTAGTAACCAATTTTATTTTGAAGTCGAAGAATATCGTCATCTGATTGAATATACATCTGAAGGTCTGTCTTCATAACCTTGATGTCAAAAGGTTTTGCAGCATATATTTTTGCATCTGCCTTACCACCATAGTATTCCCATTTCTGTCGATACATCTGTTGGTGGTCAGTTTTTGCTTTGATAAGCAGAAGTTCAAAGTCAGCCTTGAAGTCCAACCACTTCTGTTTGATCATTTGATTTTTGAAAGATTCTTGATCAATGTGTTCGTGATCAGTTACGGGAAGGTCTTCCCTTGCAGTTCGTTTTAGTGTCTCTAAATCCATGTTTACCCCATAATAAAAAAAGTGAGCAGTTTGGTTTCTCTCTGTGATATATTGACCCTGATGAGTTCGAACGAGTTGTCACCAGAAATTAAGTCTAAAGATTTGATAAATGTTAAAGCTTACCAAACCTGCTCACTCTTATTTAGACACCCTCAAATTTATAGATTTGATATTTGAACGTAACATCGGCAGTCATATATTCGACATCTGTTGCACCCTGCGTGTAATCTAATCCGCTAAGTGAAATAGGAAATACATTTTGAAAGTTAACATTTAGAATTGGGTTATTCTTATTCGATAAAATCATAAGAAATGCATCTGAGTACATTGCTTTATCAGGAGTTATATTTCTAATGAGGTCAACTGGTGGTGTTGAACCACCAGCAGGCGTGTTTGAGGTCACATCCCTATGTGTTCTAAACTCAGCTCTGTCGGATGGAAATCCATAACCAGTAAGCCAGTTGTGTAGTGATTGATAATTTTCCAAATATTCATCGACAATAAATGTGATAGTAAGGTCTGCATAAGTGAGTTTATCACCCATGATTGGAATATTATTGAATGGGTTTGCAAAATCTACTGATGCGCCATCGATGCCGGGTAGGTTTGCATTGATCGTAAAGAACTCTACCTTTGGTAATTGTTGAATACCAAAACGGAACTGAGTTGGACTTGCATAGTCTAACTGATCCGGTTGTCTTGCGAGGGGTGATGATGCTGTTGTCATGCATCTATTTATAATAAAAAAAAGGGGGAGCAAGATGCTCCCCCAAGTTTAGTAGTTTCCTTATCTTACATAAGGTTAGTAACTTTAACCCGACGATACCAAGCATTGGTGTTCGCATCCAGTGAAGCATCGGTATTAACCGTGTCACCAGCAGCAACCGCACCCGCACCAGCGAATGGGTTAGCAGCAAGACCATAACGGGTCTTGAAACCAATCTTAGGCTGGAAGGAATTCTCACCAACCGCACGGACCATCTGTAGTGGAACGTATGGGCAGTAGAAGAAACCAGCATCATAAGGTGATGTGCCCTTGTAACCACAAACATAATACTGACTAGCAGCAACATTTGCAGAATAGGGATCAACATATACCTTGAAACGACCATTCATTGTACCAGCGAAGGTAGAAGATGTGTCGTCAACGGCGAGGTTGTTGTTCAGAGCAGGTGTGTAATCAAGAACACCGGCCATCTGAAGAGCAGAAGCAACGTCAGCTGAAACGATCAGCATGTTACCCTTGCCACGACGGGTCTGTTGACCAATCGCATTGGCGTCACGTTCGATCTGGAACATTAGACCCTTGAACTTCTCAACTGACCAACGACCATTTGAGTCGGTGTCCAGATCAAAAGTACCAGCAGCAGTTGTATTAACCTGTGCGCCGGGGACAGCAGTTACATAAAGCGAACGAATGACTTCACGGTTGATTTCAGCAAGGATTTCTGTAGAAAGAATGTTGCTGAGTTCCGTCTCGGCGTCAAGACCATGAATTGCCTTCAAGTCCTGTGCAAGTTCCATTGTGTACTCAGCTTTGAGCGCACGGGAAACGGCAGTAACCGTAGACTTCTCAATTGAGAATGCCATTTCAGCGAAAGCGTTCGTACCGCTATCACCAAGAGCTTCTGACTGAGATCGTGTCATACCTGTTGCGGAAGTATATGTTCCGGGCGAGGAATCATTAAGAACAGAAGGGTTAGTCTCTGTCGAACCAACATCACCACCACCGATTGTACCGGCAGCGTTCTGATTAGATACGTCAGGGAAAGCTTCGTCAACGAGAGCTTCTGCACCATCCTGTGAAGCAAGTGTTGAACGCATAGCAAAGATCAGACCCGTTGGACCTGTCATTGGCTGCACACCACAAACGTCATAAGCGATTAGGTTAGGCATTGCACGACGAACTAGTGAGATCAAAATTGGATCCCATGTGTCCATCTGTCCACCACCCATGCTGTTGGTTGGTGCTGTTTCCGAAAGAAAACCACGGTCTTCCTTCATTGCTTTTTCTTGGTTCTCTAGGATGAGAGTAGTAACTGCCCGCTTGTAAGAATCCTCAATCTTTGGTAGATCGGGGTGTTCTAGGACTGGCTGCCACTTTTCTTGTAGATGTTCTGTCTGAAACATTTGTTTCTCCTTTATTAATTACATCTGTTTATAATATTATTGGGCACGCTCTTTGTTACGACTGATTGCCGACATGTAAGCGCCCATAGCTTCAGTCGTATCAATGTCCTGTGCGGTGCCACCATCTTCATCATCAAAAGTTTGTTCAACAATCGTCTTAGGGAAATAACTTTCCTTCAAGGTGTCGAGTTTTGCTTTGAAGGACTCTTCGTCAGCAAAGTCAACATCTTCAGTAAGAGACTTGAACTTTTCAATTTCGGTATCAGTCAACTCTTCGCAAGCTTCAGAGATAACCTGTTCCCGAACCAGTTGGGACTTAACAGATGTAAGGGAGATATTCTGCTCCATGACACTGTTAACCTTCTCTTCCAGTTCAGCAATTTTGTCAGATTGTGCTTCGAGAACGTCATATTTCTCATCAGGCACATCAATATAGTGATCTTCAAACAACTGTTTCAGTCCAGAGATGAAGTCTTCTGCAATCTCGCCCTTTAGGCCACGTTCGATTGCCAACTCGTTCTCTTTAGTCCATGTCTCTACAACGTAGTTGAGATAAGTATCTACTTTTTCTGTAAGAGCATCAACAGACTCTTCCAGTTTTACTTCAAACTCGGAAGTCATATCTTCGTGAATACGAGAGATTTCCTCACGGGTTTTTGATTTAACAGCAGCTTCAAAGATTGTCGCTGCCTTGTCCTTGAACTCTTCGGAGAGGTCTTCACCTTCTACGAGGGCGTCAACGTCTTCCTTGACATTGATGGACTTGATCTTCTCTTCGATCTCTGCTTTTGCGTCCTCAAGTTTTTTGAGTTCTGACATTGCAGCTTCGTCCATCTCTTCTTCTTCAGCAGGGGCCATCATATTCTCATATGCGGCTTTCAGATCGACGGCTTTCATACCTTCCATCTTCTTCATCATCCCAGCTTTGAGCATTTCTTTCGTCATGCGTTTTGCTTCTGTGACAACTTCGCCCTCTTCTGGTACATGACCAGCAGCGAGTTTCTGAGGACCGTCTGATTTACCAGCGCCCTTCTGTTGTGCATCACCTGAAACTGCTTTTGCAGCTGCAGCGGCCTTCTTACCAATCGCTTTCTCTCCACGATCTTCATCGGCACCTTTTTCAACTTTAGCTTCTGGATCAGCACCACCAACATCGGCAACTTCGCCACCGGGTGTTACTGCATCAATTTTCTTTTTGCCTTCGGCAGGAGCAGCACCCTTTGTCTGGGCGTCACTCGCTTCTTCAAGCTCTGCAAGCACTTCTGCTTCGAGCTCTTCAATTGTTTGTTCTAGTTCTGACATAGGGTGTCTCCTTACCTTCATCTGTAATGATTATTTATAACTTAAAGTCTTTTAAGAAACTTAGCAAATGCTAAAGCTTCCTTAGTTGCGTTTCTCTGACGTTCCTTAACATCAAATCCTTTTTTCATCTCTACCATTTCCGCTTCCAACAACGCTCCGTTGTTCCAAACCCACTCTTTACCTTCCATAATACCTTCAACAAAAGCGTTTGGTGCAGAAGGGTCAGCAACAATATCTGCTGCTGTTGCGAGATAGAAGTCGTCCCGCACATAGTTCGCACCACCTTTTTGATCTAGACTGCCCATTCCCCGTGAGGAAACGCCTAGTTTTGCACCTTCATCCATAAGACTCTTCACAATCTCACCCATTGGTGTAGCCATAATTTTTGCCTCACCAATAAAGTTTTTTCCATCAGGTTCTAAAGACGTGATCATATGTGACACTCGTTCCAGATTGACGGTTGGTCCGTCTGGATGTCCAAGCTCACCAAATGCACGATTTTCTTTAATAAAGTTCTTGTTGTATTTTCCAACTTCTTTTTGAAGTACTTCCATAGGATACACCCGACCATTACGGTTCTTGATGTCAGCCTGCATAAAGATACCACGAATCTTGTAGGACTTACTACCGTCTTCCTTTGCTTCGCAGATATACTCTACGTCTTCGACTGCCTCTGAAAATAGTTTCATTGTTCTATCCTTACGCTGTATAGTTTTCGTCTTTTTTGAATTCGATAATAACAAATCCAGATGTACCAAAACAAGTCATTTCATGGTTACTAGAAGTTTCTGTTGTATTTACAGCAGTGCCGGGAATAACACCAGCAGAACCATCATAGTGTCCAGTTCCGGCAAGTCTAATCTGAACAATATCTGTTCCAGAAGCTACTTCTTGAATTTCTACATGACCAGTATCATCATCAGCACTACCTTGAGTCAATGCCCACCAAAGTCTAGAGATGTGTAGTTTTGCACCATCTGCATGTCCATCTAATGTGCTTCCATCTAAAATAGCACCATTGGCCGCAGCATCATCTTCAATATCAACTTTAAGCGTAACTGTACCACCAGCGCCGGGCGCATTAACAACGGTATCTCTGAGTACTCTTGCAACAATTGTCATTCTTATCCCCTAGATCGCTAACATTTCTTTTTCAAAATACCCAAGAAGTTCCCTCTCAGGGACTTTATATTTCTTAGATATATCTGTTATAGTTCTTTCGAAACTATTTAGGAAATCTGAAGGTTTCGCATCCATTTTTTTGAACAAATCGTCCACTGCGTCCTTCATTTTGGGTGAAAGACGTTTATATTGTTTAGATTTCCTGTGTTCATCCTTCTCTACAACTGTAGATTCATAGATTTCCTCAATCCGTTTCATTAACGTCTGATTCCTTGTCTATATAACTTGACTTAACAAATGTGTTTGCAAGTTCTTTGCGTTTAACTTCTAGTGAATCACCGACCCTAGTGGCCATTGTAATACTAAATGCTTTCTCTGCTTCAATATTGTTGCCATCTACAAGAGCATCTACAAATTCTTTACTCATTATTTATCTCCTTTACCAAATTTTTGATCATCATTTGGTTTACCATCTTGTTCTGGTTCCTCATAGTCTGGCATTTGATCCGGTGAAATAACTCCACCATCGCCATCCTGTGGATACCTTGTGATACCGTCACCACCATCTGGCATATCAATACCACCATCCAATGGATCAGTTTCAAGTTCTTTCTTCATCTGAGCTCGCATCTCTTGAATTTCTGCGTCTGTCATATTTAGGACTTTTTTCAGTACATATTCCTTACTGAAGAATGTACCAATATAGGACTGAATACCATCAAGTGTCTGAATACGATCATTAAGAAGTTCTGCGTCCTTCAACTCTGCAAAGTGACCATCTTCCATAAAGTCATACTGAATATGCTCTTGCATACGAGGCCAATCTTCTGGTGAGATTATTCCTTTAAGGAGTAGATTAGTCTTGAGCAAGTCAGTGAATAGGGGGACAAATTTCTTACGAATACGTTGTACGAACTTAGTGAACTTGAGTTCGTCTCTAGTAATTTCTGATGCCCTTCCCATACTGAATCCGTTTTCAGCTTCAAGTCTTGAAATCGGCACGTTAAGTGAACGGTATAGTTTTCGTTGGAAGTATACGATATCATCTATTTCTCCTAGATTTTGACCTCCGGGTAATGTCGTGATCTCTGTGCCTCGACCACCTTCACGGCGTGGGAGCCAAAAGTCTTCCAACATTGACATATGATTACGGTCATCCCGAATCTCACCTGTACTTGCATCGTAAACCAACTTGTTACGATAACGATTCATCACATCTTTTAGATACTGTTCTGCTTTAACCTTTGGTAGATTACCAACATCAATATAGAAAATTCTACGTTCTGGTGCTCTAGAAATACGATAGATAACAATCGCATCTTCGATCATACGCAACTGATTAACTGGTTTGATTGCTTTGTGTAGGTGCGAGATAACTCGACCAGAGTTGTTGTCAAGGAGTCCTGATGGAACATATACTACTGAATCAGCAGCAATTTTAATTCCCTGATCATTACCCTGAGAACCCGAACTTGCAAAACCCTTATCGCTGTAGATAAAATATTCATCTACCTTACTGACCATTTCAACGCCATTCTGGTCAACGCTAGGGTCTTTTGTTGTTTCCCGAACCTTACGAATTTTAGTTGGGTCAATAAATCTTAGATGGGTTAAACCCTTCTGTGGGTCTTTATTGTCGATAACTTTGTGGTAGTATATACGACCATCAACATACCAACGACGAAAGATATCATGACCCTTCTCATTAAAATTAAGAAGTCTTAGAACTTCCATGAACTCAACTCGAATTCTATTTTTAATTTTATCGCTGTATTTTAGATTTGTTAAATCGATATTTACTGGAATATCATTTAGATTTGAAATGATACCTTCATTCACAATATCTTCAACCGCAGCATCACACTCCGATTGCATAGAAATATCTCTATAACGACGAATGAGGTCAAGGTCAGAGCGCTCCCGTCCATCTGTATCTAGTACAGAGGAAAAGAACCCACCGCCTGCAATCTCAATTGCGCCGTCATCAGGAGTGGGGTCAGTGAAAGTTTTTCCACTGAGCCCCTGATCCTTTTTTGCTTTTTGTATTGAAAAGCCGAATAATTCTGCCATAATCTTTTTATCTCCTACTGTCTATTTAGTAGGTTCAAATTAGAAGTTTACGCCAGAAGCTTCAAAGTGCTGATATCTCCAAGAAACTGAGAATTCTTCAACTGCACTTTCAGTCTCCATACTCAGTTCAATTGCAGAACCACTTGTCGTTGGCCAACAGTTACGAAGAATATATGTCTTCAGAACTGTTTCGTCACGATCCAACTGTTCAACAGTTAAGTCTGTCTGATAGTCAGAAGGAGAAACAACACCAGTATTGAGGGCAAAATCATTGATGCCATTTGACCAAAGTTCGATTGCATTCTTAATCATAAAGTCAGTGTCATTAAGAAATGTAACTTCCCAAGCTTCTGGTTCAGCTGCATCACCTGCCATGTAGATTGTACGACCACGGAATTTCAAAGGAATTTCAGTGACAGCACGGGTTGGTAATGCTGCAGCTTTTACAAGAAACGAAGTTCTACGAGTATCAAGACCGATTGCGATACCTGATGGTGGAGTAATAGTTACCCTAAATTGGTTGGCTCTTGCACCACCACCGATTAAACTTGCTTTAAAGTCATCTATATTAGCCATGATTAACCTCCTACCTCACTAAACGCAACACCAGTTCGCACGGCGATGAAGTTTAGTGTAATAAAGTTGATTGACCTTGCTGGTTTGATGTAGATGTCACCAATAAACTCGTTACGGTCAATGACCTCACCAGTGTTATTAGTTGTATCACAAACTACCTTAAAGTCGAAAATACCACGGCGTCCCTGCACATCCCGCAAGAAGGGTTCTACCAGATTACGGAACTGGGCTCTTGTGAATTCATCATTGAACTCAAAGAGTTGGAACTTAGAAGCAGTGGCAATTGCTTTCTCAAGAACAAGGAACAGACGACGCACGTTAATGCGGTCAAATGCACTTGGTTTGGAAAGAGCAGTCTTATCACCAAAGAGTGTAACACCCTGACCGGGGAAATCAACCACTGGGTTAATCCGAGCCTTATATAGAATGTCACGATCTGCTTTCTGTGGGTTATAAGAAAGTTTGATTGCACTACGAACACCACCACGATTGTAACCCGCTGGTGAGAACCAAGGATCAGCAACAGCATCTGTATTTGCACAAAGGCCAGCAGTATCACCGTTCAAAGGAACATGACGATACACATCGTTGTACTTATCATACATGTACTTGTATCCACTATCGAATACCATGTAAGAAGATGATGGGCACTTGTCAAACGCATCCTTGACATTTTCTGTCTGAGTGATAGATGATGTTACACCAACTGTCGCAGCACGATAAGGTGATACGAAACCAACGCAATCTCTACGAAGTTCACAAAGATCAGTGATCATTGTAACGTGTGTATCCTGACCAGCTTCTGTATCTGCAACAGCTGAACTTGGACCACCCATAACTAGGTTGATGTCAAGGTTTTCTGTATCAGAAAACTTGTCATAAGCAATTTCCATTTCACCAGCAGTTACGGAGTAATCATCCGTTCCACCTGACAATGCAGAAACATCAACACCACTTATCACTGTGTAATCCGTACCTGTGGCAATATCTGTACCCCAGTTAGTACCAGCAGCAAGATGGTCTGTCCAGTAAATAAATCCAGAACCACGGAAGATAACATCTGGGTAGTAGTTATTTCCACCCTGTGTTGTCTTCGCTGCTGAGTTCTTAGACATTGATGGAAACACTTCAATGACTGATGCTGTGCGTTGTCCTTTAACATCCACAGCAAAACCTGTAATGTCGCCTGTTGTATCATAAACTGCAACATGCAGTTCATCTAATTCACCACGACCATTTGCAGTTGACCAATCAGATGTGCCGGGAGCACTGTCAAAGAGGTCACTGAAACGCCAGCGACGACGAATGAGAGAGTTATCAGGAATAATCGTCTGAAGTCCGCCACCAGCAGGATCATCAAGAACCCGAATGGTGAGAGTTTCGGTGGAAATCGCAGTAACTTCGTATTCTACGTTACCCGATTCTACTCTGTCATGTCCAGCAGCTGCTGAAAACACCAGAGGAATATCGTTTGCAACAGTGATTGCCTTATCAAGGATAACAGCAGTCTGCGAAGTAACTGTGGCAATTTTAACCACTTCGTCACCATCAGAGATGCCTGCACCAAGAACACGTTGGCCAACTGCAAGTGTCCCAGAAACACCATCAACCGTAAGGTTTTTAGATGCAACTGTAATTGCACCGTTAACGGTTGCAACAATAGCACTTGCATCGTAGAACTGAATGATGTCCCCGATTATGATTGACGCATCAGTTGCATTTTGGTCATCAACTGTGATTTCCAAATCACCAATTGCACCAGCACCATTAACTAGGTTAAGAGAACCAAGTTGTTGTGAAAATGCTCGGGCGCTAGGACAGATATCCACACCAAGTGAATTACCATGAGTACCAGCAGTACGAGCAGCCCACTCACCGTGAGAACCTGACCCATCGGCAAAGGATGCTTCATAATGGTCATCGTCACGAATGAGGATACCACTGTTTGCACCAGCGTTTAATATGGCTGATTCTGCACGAACCACCCTGAGTGCGTCACCATACTGCAAGAAGTTTGCAGCAGTGAACCAAAACTCAAAATTTGAACTATTTGGCTTACCAAATGTCTGTAGTAACTGTTCTTCCGAACTAATCGCAGTAATCGCACTAACTGGACCTTTTTGAAAAGGACCGGCGATGGCACCGATAGACGTAGATACAGCTGGAACAACATTAGTAAGATCAATTTCCCGTACATGAACGCCGGGTGAAACTAGAAATCCCATGTCTTTACTCCTAACTTAAAGAGAGTTATTTGTTATACAGATATTTATAAAAACCCTCTTTTACAAAACTCGTTTTTATAAGTGTTATATCATATAAATAGAATCATGAATGATCATTATGAAAAATACAAAGACACTATCAAGAAAGTTTCACGGAGAAATTACCAGAAACGAGTATATCTCCTAAACGAATTTCTCACAGATAAATCTTGTATTCACTGTGGTGAGGCAGAACATGTGTGTCTCAAATTCTGGCCGTATGATGCAGAGATACGCAAAGTATCCAAAAGAGTTGGAACCAGTGATGACAGTCGTAAAGAGGTATTTCACCTAATTGATCAGTCTGTCATTCTATGTTATAACTGTTACATCAAAAAACATCATGATTTGATTGAATTTATTTAGGATATTACCAACTTCTAGAACTATCTCTCACAATTGGTGACCATCGAGTTCCATATTCGTCTACCATCTCACCAATGTTCTCATCCTCAAGACCATTCACAATGAAACCAAATGGTGCCATATCTTGTTCTAGCATGTCTTGTTGCTCATTCATCATGACCCGTCGAATATCGTTGTTAGTTAGTTCCTTGAAGTATGTCTGGTCAGTAAGCCATGCAAAGATAAAGAGACACGCAACCAAGTCATCGTTACACCCATCATCTGCTTCAAAGGATGACCCCTTTACAATAAAGGTGGAAAGTTCGTTGATGCAATCATAATCCTCAAGAATAAGTTTATTATCCTCAACTAACTGTTTGAGGTTAGAACAACCAATCTTCTTAACTGCTTTAGTCGTTCTTACCCCCAATTGCGCTCGGCCACCACTGAACCCTGCTCCAATGACCTGTCCCGCCCGTCCACGCATACTAGCCATAATAAGGTTGTCATACTCCAAGTCAAACTGCATCGCACTGGCGACCTGTTCTCCTATGTCATTGACCTCAATCAAAACATATGCTTGATTATATGCTCTCGCAACATCGTATATCTTAGAGGGAAAGATAAGGGGTTTCAGTTCGTTGTCTCTAAACTTTGCAGCCACCCGAAAAGGCATTTCACTTACATCTACTACCACAAATGCAGAATAGTCGTTTTGTGTTCCCCTCGCAACATCTGCGACGAGAACATATGTACGATCTGGTTGTGGTGCAACATGAACATCAAGGCCAGCACTAGACTGTATTGGTGCCCGATATGTCAACTGTTTCAATTTGTATGGTGCGATAAGGGTATCAATAGAACCAAGAAACTCACACTCAAACTCTGTATTAAATTGAGCCTGAGAGGTGTTCTTAATCGTTTCCTCTTTCCACTTCTCATCTCTACCGGGAACTTCACTCCAATGAACCTCAATAGGAATATAAGTGTTACGACCTTCCTCTGCATCCACCCATAGTTTATAGAACATATTCATACCATGCGGGGTGGAAACGATCATTACCTTCGTAGTTTTACCCGAACTTATTGTAGGGTAGACTGAACTGAAAAATTGTTCTGCAACATTACTTGGGACATATGCAAACTCATCAAGGAAAATAATGTTGTAAGACCCACCACGAACAGCAGACGCACTAGTAGAACTTGCCAATATTTTTGAACCATTTTCTAACTCCAATGAACCTTTGTTCCAACTCATCACCCCCTGTTGTAACCACTTGGGTAGATGTTCATACGCCAGTTGCAAACGTGACAGTAAATCACGAGCAGTTGCAGCCTTATTCGCAAGGATTGCGATATTGACACTGGGATTGAAAAGTGCGTAATGAAGTAGATATGAAACCATGACGGTGGACTTACCCGACTGTCTGGGTAGTTTACATATAGTGAAACGATTACTATGAAAGGTTCCTACCATTTCCTTCTGGAAATCATACATCTTAAATGGAACAAGACCTTCATCAAGAGAAACAATTTTGACATAATTCTCTATAAAATACTGGGGGTTCTCCATACACTTCTGGTACTCAACAAGTTCTTTCTTCGTCCAGCTTTGAGCGACGTTAGCTTTCTTGAGATTGGGATTACCTAGATATTGATTGTCAGCCATTAATTACATCCCTTTCTTATATTTATTACTCATTATTTTCTCCTAAAAATATAGTTTTTGAATAGAAATGAAAAAGTCGATTTTTTGGCCTTTGAGAATTTTGCCGACCAAACCCACTTCTTGGAAACTTGGATATAGGAATATTATATTCTCTAATATAATCTTTTAAAAACGCTTTACTTTCATCATTTTTAATCTCTGGTGTAGTGTTTAACCAACACTGAACAAATTTTTTATCATAAAATGTGTTTCTGTTTTCTATACCAAAATTAAGACTATACCTTTCATGAAAGTCTAACAGTAATCTTGATGAGCCTTTATAGAAATGAGAGTATGGAAATATGTCATTTAGGTTATTTGGCCAAACATAAAACTCTGAAATATTCTTTGATATATAGTTATCAATAAATTCATCACTACCACTTCCAGTAAGAACAACTTTGCTATTGAATCTTAATTTAGTTTGTTTTCTTATTTCACACTGTGAATTATCTAAATCTAAATATTCATCAGTTATTTCATTAATATTATAATACGGAGGTTTACATAATTCAACTACAGCACTCAAAGATTCTTGATCTTCATGTTCTGGTTTTATCATAAGACTTATAGCATTAAATGTTTTCTTGTTTTTGTGGAGACACAATGCAACTGCACTGCTATCAACACCACCACTTAAAAACAATGTAGAGTTTGGTGTCCACCTTTTTATCACTGCTTCCTCAAACGAATTGACAACCTCATCAAGAGAATTAATATTCTGTTCAAGATTCCAACTTGTTAGTTCATCATTCACTAACTCAATGGTGGTGTCTTTTGTATGAAACCTATAATGACTGTTATGTAAAAATCGTTGACTGTTAGGAGATATACGGAGTGTGGTGAAATACCACTTGTCATCAAGAATAGTATAATATGCCTGTCTTGTACTCCAAGGGTCAGAAAAGAAATCTATGGTATTTCCATCAATAACAATAAATAAAAATTCACCGTCAAGATGTTCTGTAAATTTATCTCCATACTCAAAATATTTCTCAATACCAAAATAAATATCACTTGGTAGTGACTTATCATAGTTGTAAATCTCACCCATCAACAGAAAATGTTTTCCTTCACGTTCTACTGGTTGTGGAGTAAAATCACCTGTAATACTTAAAAGGTGGTGGGTGATATACACATCATCAAGTTTTATCGTGTTAGATAAATCAGGGCCACCCGGTTGTAATATGTTATGATTTATATTCTGCGTAGAATTATTTGTTATCTGAAATGTACACATTTAAATATCATTATTTAAGGAACTCCCTGTTCCTTATATGTTCTTCTTCAATATCATCCTTTGACTGTCCAAAATATGCAACAGCGTTGTGCGTATCAATGAGCAACTGATTTAGAGTTGTATCTTCCACAACAAACTCTCCAAGAATACGACCGTATTTCCCCTTACCATCTTTTCTAGTGCGTAGAACTTGTATTGATCCAATTGGTAGGTGGGACAAAACAAATTCCTTTGCCATTAGTCCATAGACCTTTTCTTCTTTGTCACTTGTCCTTGACTCAGGTGTGTCTACGCCATAGAAACGAATCCTCTGTTTCTTCAACCACACACCAAACCCAAGATCGATATCCACATCAGCTGTGTCACCGTCTATTACCTTAACAATTTTACATGGATACTCATACATTATTTTTCCTTCAGCATTTTTTGCAACTCAGCAGTGCTGCCAACAAACAATGCATTCGTAACACTCTTCGGTGCGTTATTGGGAACCTCTTTGAGTTTTTTCATCTTCTCTTGAAGATCGCCTAGTTTTTCAGTGACCTCTGCAACATTCTTGATTAACTGTCCAGCAACTTCGTATGCTCTTGGATGTTCACCCTCTCTCGCAAGTTCAAGGATACCCTCAATCGCAGTAGAACCTTGTTCAACCAACCGATAGAAGTTCTCTCTTTGGTACTTATAGTCAGCATCAATGTCTTCACCCTCTTCCAACTCTACTGGATAACGAGAAACTTCAGAGATTTTAACTTTTGGTTTTAGAGAAGCTTCGGGTGGAATAACCTCCCCAACTACTCCAAGTGCTTTATCTATGCTATTCATCTTCACCCGTCACTGGATTGTGATTTTTCGCATCCTCAAAGAACGATGTTACCTCATTGAAACCAAAATCGTCATCAGCATCAGCACTGGTTGGATTTGGCGTGACAGTAAGTCTCTGTTGTCGTGTTGGTGATTGGTCAGGCATATCAGTGTATGCATCAACCTGTACCGTCTTGATAACCTTACTGGATGTAACAGGACCATAGAGATAGAACTTGCAAGTGAAACTCAATGTATAAATGATGGCTCTTCTTGTCGTAAAGTCTCCCTGATAATCATCCTCATAAGAAATACTGTTTAGGATAACAGGGATGTCTTTTTTAACACCCATATCAGCGTTATCATTCATCGTGATTGTATAATCTGGTTGAAAGTAAGGAAGAATTTGTTCGACAATCTGTAGTGCATCATCAGATTGTTTTGCAAGAATGTAAAGTTCAAAATCAATATTATAAGGAACAGGCATATACTGGGTGTCTAACTGTTGTGTTTTGGTTGTGTCACCCTTAACTTTTTTGAATTTCTGAACACGGTTTAGTTTCCTACCGGGATCGTAGGTAAGACCTGTTATTTCGAAACCAATACGAGGTAAAGTAACCGCAGCAGCTTTACTCAGGTCTGCATCATCAGCAAGACGAACAAGAAACTTCTGCCTTGGTCCATATGCCAATGGAACTTTCATGGTCTGTTGAACTGTCCCAGCATTGTCCTTACGAACTAACGAGATATTGTTGAAAACCGTTCCGAAACCCACAACTATGTTTCTTATTGTTTCATGATAGAATTGCTGCCCTAGCATAATGTATTCTCCCTATTCATTATATTTATGTAATAGTTGCACTTAATACTATTTATCATTATGTGGGATCACCAAATGGGTTTGACTCTGAGAAGTCCAAGACTGTATCATCCAAGCTATCAAACAATTCATTTTGTGCAGTTTTGTCTACAACACCATCACCGATTATATATTCTTCCGAAATAACGTAACTACCACTTTCAAGCAATAAACTTGTACCAAATGAAGGTGGGTTTTGATTTGCGCCGACTATTGTAGCATCAAGGGTAACATTCGTTGCATCTAAAGTATATCCATTTATATCCATTGTTAATGGCTGACCAACAATACTTTCAATTTCAAGTGTAAACTGATAATCAGAACTCGCAATTGATAGAGAATCTGATATTGCGTCAATATCTGTGATACCTGTATCAAGAGCTTCTGAACCGTAATCGAACAGACGACAGCGCATCTTGTAAACTGGGTTATTGTCCAACTGGTGGAAAGGATCATCGTGATCCACAAAATTAATCTCAAATAATTTTTTGAGTGTTGGATGATAAATTGCGTCGCCCTCTAGGGGTCGATCAGCATCAGTCGCATCAGTTTCATTTAGAATATAAAATATATCTCCTGCTAGTGCAGATTCAGAAAGTGTGCCAGCCTCCAATTGAATAGAGCCAGACGATGTTGAATCTGTACCATCTTCAATTTGTAATTGTTTTGTTTTCTCTTGAAATCGTGACTTACTTACAACGAAGGTTGCTTCACTAAGGTTCTGCAAACCAAACTGAGACATCAGTTCTTGTTCTCCAGCATATCCGCCACCAGAATCTTCCATATACATTTCGATAAGAGACTGAGTATTAAACTTAGATAGTGAATCTTCACCAAGAACAGTGTCTTCTGCAACTAATGTGCGGTCAAGATAATATACATCGTGTCCGTGAATTTGAATTGCTTCTGCAATCAAGTTAGCGTATAGTGATTGTTCAGCTGTAACTATTTGTCCAGTAGTCATTAGTTTGCACTCCCTACATCACCAAATGGGTTTGATTCACTGAAGTCCAATACTGTATCATCTAATGTATCAAACAATTCATTTTGTGCGGAATCACCAATATGATAGCCTTCCTGTACTAAGTATTCTACATCACCAGTATCTTCTGCGTTCTCTATTATGATGCTACCTGTTTCATTTTCTAATGCAAATTTGTCATCAGAACTTGCAACTGATAAATCGTCTGTGATTGCATCAATTTCAGTAATACCAGTACTAAGTTCATCTGAACCATAATCAAACAGACGACATTTTAATTTATAAACAGGATTACTATCTAGCTGATGAAAAGGATCATCGTGATCCACAAAGTTAATCTCAAACAATTTCTTTAGTGTTGGATGATAAATTATATCACCCTCAAAAGGACGGTCTGCATCAGTTGCAACAGTTTCATTTAGAATATAAGATATTTGACTATCAGATATTGTACCAGATTCCAATTGGATAGAACCAGACGATGTTGAGTCTGTTGCTGTTTCTATTTGTAATTGTTTTGTTTTTTCTTGAAACTTTGTCTTACTTACAACAAAAGTTGCTTCACTTAGATTTTGTAGACCGAACTGAGACATAATCTCACGTTCTCCCGCAAACCCACCATCAGAGTCTTCCATATACATTTCAATTAAAGACTGAGTGTTGAATTTAGACAGAGCATCCTCACCAAGAACATTGTCTTCAGCAACAAGTGTACGGTCAATATAATATACAGAGTGTCCTCTATGGTGAATAGCTTCTGTAACTAAGTCAGCATACAAAGATTTCTCAACTGCCAAGTGCGAGCGCCACCGCCAAGCACGAGGTTGACTGGCCGTGGCCGCCGCAAGGCCGGGGGAATGAAAATGTTTATTAACAGCCATGAATTACCCTATCATATAATTAACTGGCAACTCAAACGTAAGTTGGATTTGTTCTTCTAACTTATTTTTCTCCTCTAATGCCTGTGTATAGATAGTTTCTCCATTCATGGTAACACCACCAAGCATTGCAACACCACTGAACTTAGACAGGTTCGCACCCCACTGTTGTTTGATTAGTGTGGTTGCATATCTCTTGAGAAAGATATCGTCAAAGATATCTGTATACGTTGTTGGGTCTATTTTGCGATAACATTCTACAATAATATAGTCTTGTCCAGCAGTAAAAGCGTTCGACCAATCAGCATCTATGTATAAACGATTTTGATGTTGACTATATCGAATTGGTTGTTCACCAACAAGGATGTGTTCCAGAAGGTCGAGGTTGTCCATAGCCATCTGATACTGAATAACAGATGTAGATGATAGGTCATACAAGTCATTAAGACGTAATTGATACTTAACATCAAACATACTGCTACCACCGCCAGTATCAGTGAACGGCCAAACCTGTATAACCGAAATAACAGCAGAAGGCATTGGGATAAAATTAGTACCTTCTAAGAATGTATCAGTAATAGTACTGTCAGCTGAATCCGTTCCAGTTGAGGAAATATTTGCTTTTCCTCTTGCGACATCTTCCTCGGTAATAAGATGTTTGAGATACATCTTCTCAATACCGTCATAGTGATACTGTGCAAAGAATTGTAGTGCTTCATCAATACGGTCATCTGCCTGATCATCTGATACATTAATATCAATGACACCAGAACCTAACGCTCGTAAGCAATAATCTTTGAATGTTGATTTACTTGTGGGAACAGCCATAGAACACCCCTTTTTTATATATTTATAAGGGTTAATCCTTTGGGATATTATCTGTTATGGGGTTTAGTTGGTAATGCTTGATAACTGGGTGTTGCCGGACTCCAAACTGGAAATTTCTGATCTGCATAAGCATCATGTCTGGTTTCTGTAATACCCTCTTTTGTGTAATATTTTCCGTATTTTCCTTCTTTCATAATAAGATCATCAAGCTCTTCTGCATTAAATCCTTCATTTTTCTTTTTATTATACCAATCCAGACATTTACATTTAGCACACTTTCCACAAGGACATTGAGAAACTAATTTTTGTAGTTCCTGTGGTAAAGATTCCCACGTTTGCCACCGACCCATAGGTTTAGTTTTACGATTCATCAACGGCCAGTCGATAGGGATATCTGTGTAATCTCTAAGAATGGAATGATCTACTCTAGAATATAGATTGCCTTTTGCATAAAAATTTTCAATCGGTTCTGTCGTTTGAAAATACCAAGTAGAATGACTCCAATTATATGTAGTTATACCAAGACATATCAAATCAACATCGTGCGTCTCTGACAACAATGCAACATTATAATTTTTTGATCTTATAGTTTCTAACATGGTATCACTAGCACGATCTTCAAACTCTGAAAAATCAAAATCAAAATCACGAACATTTTCTTTCAACCAATTACAGACAATAGGATATTGTAATAAGTCCTGATCAGATGCGTCTAAGTAAAGTATCCTTGATATCACATCATCCGTAGTTTCAGTAAGAAGTTTATACAACATAGATATACTGTCTGAAGATGAACTAGTTGCTGCAAAAATTTTCATAATTTATTCAGAATAGTCTTCCCAGTAAACCTTGTTTACTTTTTTCTGAGTACTAGTCAAATTATTATCTGCATCATATATGTATCGTATGCAGGTGATATTATTTGATGCTTCATATGTTCCACAAGCATCTGCGAACGATTTCCAATCAGAATTACTTGATGCATCGTAATCACCAATCTGATCATTATAAGTATCCAAGTCAGGCCAAGTATGAGTTACAATTAGGGTAAGATCATCAGGAACCGATACAGCTGTCAAGATTTCAGGATTACTGTCATTTTCAATAGATGAAATTTCGCTTTTCGCAGCATCTCGACTATACTCACCATCTCCCCGAAAATTATACCAATTTACGCTGGAGTCTATCCTAGTGTTTTTCAAAATTACTTTTATTGTCATATCATCTCCTCTCTTTAAAGTATTTATATGTTTCCTATTTTTATATTACTAAAATTTTCATAATCTTCCCATTCATGTGGTTTGTTTCTGTGGTTTGTGAAATGCACAAACTTTATATCAGGATGAAACTCCCCACCCATATATATCCAATCGTTTCCTGTCACCTTTTCATATCTCTCAGTCATTTTGTATTGCCAAGTTCTGTTATTTTTAAAATCAATTACTTTATCATCAGCAACCCATCTGGTAAACCACTCTTTAGGTAGTGTGATCAATTCTAGTCTTTCCCTCACGCTATCCTCTACAAAGTATTGTTCACCATTAACAGGCCCACTAGTCTGTCCATTCTTAATATAGAATTGTTGCCAATGATGAATGTCTTCCATGAACTTGTCATAGATATATTTGCATTCCTTTGGGTAGTATTTAAAGAACCCACCATTAATCTCATAAGTGTCGGAATCATTTCTCCACCACCCCGGCATTGCAAGAAACTGTCCCGGCTTTATTGGATAGTCAAATACCTTTTTATATTCACCCACAAGCAAAATATCAATGTCCATCACACAGATAGGTTCATCAGTGTCCATCTGCATACCCCACATCTTGTTCCATTGCAAAGTGACAGATGGGTGATATGGTTCACGAACCCAAATAAAGTTATGTTCTGGTAGCTTGTTCTCTAAATATGTCTCATACTCTGGACCATATTTATCACCGATACGAACTGCTACGATATCCATTTATCATACCTCTGTTTTGTTGGAGTCCATCCTCGTAAGTAAGTTTCATCTGCGTGTTTTAAAACATCCAGTAAGTTATTATACGCATTTACCAACTCATCTAGAGTATAATATGCGTGTGACATGTGATAACAGAAAATGTTAGTTGCGTCGAAAAACACAGTTTTTCCTTGAATTTTTTTCAAGAGTTTATCATAATTTGGTGATATCAAGTCCATCAACCAGTATTCAATGTCATAATCATTGTGCATTTTTTGTTCTAATTTTCTCAAATCTTCAAATGCAGGCATATCTCGCTTTGCATTTTTAGATGAAATAGAATCAGGCATTACCATATTGTGAGTAAGTCTTTTACTGTAATAACCAATTTCCTTTAAAGACATGTTCATTTCTACAATCATTTGTTTTATATCCAAATTTTCTTGACAATAATCAAACAACACAACCTCACCGTCAAACTCCAATCTGTCTACAATTAGTGCAGCACGTTGACCTGCCGTAGTAGAAAATATAATATCAAATTTTTCCGTGGGTAGTTCTCCAACTCTTTCTGTATTCTCTATATAAAATTGTTTCCGTATTCTCGTCATAAATCTACTAAAATAATAATCTTCTATATCTACATTGTCAAGGTCTTTCCAAGATTCAGTTTGATGATCTCTATAATATGAAAAGGATTTTCTCGATCTTTCAGCATCCGTAAAATTTGTGACAGTAGGCATCCCTTCTATCTCAATCCATGGCGGGGTATAGTCATCATGGAAATTGTCGGGGGATCGTTTAATAACATCATATCTATCAGACATATCTGGAGCTCCAATATCCTTCCACATTGTCAAATTTAAATTCATATGTTGATGGTGAAAATATGCTTTACGGTCTGGTTTTGCCATTATGTGTGCTTTGCAAAACTTACCACGCTCCACAAAATCATAGAAGTCTGTTATCGGTGTTTGTCTTTTCTCTGGACCACCAGATACCATATCAAATACCATACCAACTGATACAATCATAGCATGGGTATGATCACAATTTAAAAGAACATCATGAACTTCACTTCTATAACAAAAATGAACATCGTGTCCAGTACCCGAACCAGTTGCCCCACCAGAAATCATAAATGTAGTAGTTTGGGTTTGTTTCTCTATTCCAAAATCCCACTTTAGTTTATCTGGATAAACTACCAGAAACAACATATCTTTAAATCTCTTGTATATTTTTTTATTGTGTGTTTCACCTACCCACAGTGTAACAAATTCATCAAAGCTATTCATTGATCTCTCTCAATACATCTTTACCAAACTGTTTGACCAACGACCTCTTCATAAGTTCTTCACGTTCCTTATTGAAACCTCCGTGCATGATAAAGTGAAACCTATTCTCGTTTGAACTGTTTAATGCTTCGTGATCTACGCCATTGTCAAACCAAAACCCTGTACAGTTTTCAAAGGGTAACTCTTCCTTTGTGTCTGTGCGTCTTAGATAACAATTTTCTGGTTGATAGAAAGCAAGATTTATTGCACCAGCAATGTTTCTTGTTCTACCTTCTTTGTCTCTTTTCTCATTTGAATCGTTGTGTGTTTCAATTGTTCCATTCGGTTCCAATAACATAAATCGCAAACGTCGATAATTTCTGTGTGGAAAATCTTCCAACCACCTTTTAGTCTCAGGTGCGACCTCTGCAATCTCTGTCCATCCCCACTCAACATTATCTTCGGTAAGACCATGACCATTTGGATTTTTTGTGTGATACCACCCTAGTGATGGGTCAGAACCTTTCTCCACAAAACTGTGTATGGCCGCAGAACACCAACCATCTCCATCACCATATCTATGATCTACAAAGAACCCCTCATCATATACTGCTTGTGCTTCTTGAATGCAAACCTCTGGTATCTCTATGTCCATCTTGAGATACCAGACATCATTATCTCTACACCAATCTACGATTTTATTTTTTTTCATTTACCAATCACCATAAACCGTGTCATACCATTTGGTAATTTTTTTGATCCTTTATATTTTATATCTACAATATTAGCTTGTTCTGCAAGATGAAATTCATCTTTTACACAATTAATATGATCGTCATATTGATCATCATCTGTAGATTGTAAAACATAAAGAGGGTCTTGCAATTCTGGATTCCATTCATAGAATTTTGTCATAGGATACATGTGTTCGCAAGCGCAATTTATAATTATGTCAAAATCTTCTTCCAAAGATTTCATCATGATGTCTTTAATAGAACATTGATATTTATTAGAATCTTTGTATCTCTTATTAAACTTATAACTAATTTCCTTTACATCTTGATCAATTTCAAAGTTTTTTATCCACTCTATAGATTCAAAGTTATCATATAAGAGGGGAACAATATATTGAGCAAACCACCCAGCAAGGATTGCAACCCCTTTTGGTTTGATATCTAACTTAACTAATTCTTGGACTAGCCATAATTTACTTTCCAATTGAGATTCGTTCATAGAATCCATTACCCGTTTGAACACATATGGTTCTGAAGTTGATAATGCATTTTTCCAATCGTTTGCTAAGTTGGGAGTAAATTTTAAATATTCCATAACGATTTCAACTCCTCAACATCATTAGTTTCTGCACTATTATTGAACAAGCAAATTTTATGATCTTCTCGTATCTTTCTCTTTTCCATATCTTCTGGAAAAATGTTTCCTTTATACCATGAGTAAATATCTCCTTTAGGAAATCCCTTAAAGAATCCCTTATCTTCATCCCAACAGTTATACCAATGATGGTTAAAATAATTATCTATACTAGGATATGTAAAGAAAATAACCTCAGCATTCTTGTTAATTTTTTGTACAATAGTTTCTAGTTGGCCACGATCCCAACGAATCACTGAAGAATTAATTGGGGTTGACTTATGTTTAGCAAAATTACTTTTGACTGTTATTGTATCGTTCCACCACCCTCTTACAATATATGGTTTATCCATAGGTAGTTCAAAAAAGTATTTTAGGTCTTGGTGTATGATAACATCAAGGTCTAGGAATAAAAACTTATCTCCCTTTATTCTTGGTAATATTTGGGGGTCTTCGTTTAGGGCAAACATATAACATTTACGATAGGCCCAGAAAAAATCACGGTCTTCTAAATAGTACTTGTCCCAATAGGTTGGCAACAGTACATCATAGGGTTGAGTGGGTTTGTCTGTAAGGCAATAGAAGTTGAAAGGAACAGAACAGTTTGCCTCGCACTGTTCTTTTAACTTCTCAACATAGGAGTCATCATACTTATCTCCCCACTTCATACATAATATATTATTCATAATAAGGTTTCCATTCAGGAGCAAGGTCAAGTAAACATGTCCCTCTATATATGTCTCTGGATTTAACATCTTTCATCATTGTGTGCATCAACTCTTCATCATAAGGAACATTTTCCAAATAGTCAACGATCTTTTTAAAATCATCATTATATTCACTTTTCCAATTAGAAAAATATAAATTGATGTATTCTTCTCGTATCTCTGGTGGTATGGTTGTGATAACATACTTCTCACCCGCCCCCCAAACGAGACTTCCAGTTGAAAGCTGATAAAACTTGTCTGGATATTTATCCATGAGTTCATGTAAACCGTGTGTAATCTCCCACAGATATCCTATGTTCAATGCATTGATTGTAGATACAAACAATACTTTTGTGTTAGGAAGAGATGCATATCTCTCAGCATTCTTGTATATCACATCCCACTTAGATGGATATCTAAGATACTGATTACGTTCTCCCCACCCCTCAATAGAAATGTTTATCTGACACTCCTTGAACTCTGGAATGTAGTCGAATATATCCTTACCATCAAACTTGGGAGTGAGGGTTCCGTTAGTGGTAATTCTGAGGTCCATGTTCTTTGCAAGTCCACGGTCAACAATACGTTTCATCAAGTCATAATTATATTTGATTGCCAGTGTCTCACCACCAGTTAGTTTCAGTTCTACCAAATTGTCGATTACAAAATCATCACACTCTTGTATGAAACTTTCTGCGTTCTCATCGTTCTTGTATATAGTTTTATTACCAAGAAATTTAGCATTAGAATGCCCTATGTGTTGGTTCTCCCTAGCAATGCTAGATGAACAACTAGAATCACACATATGACAACGAAGATTACAGAAGTTGGATGGTGCAATCCACTCCATAGTACGAACAAAAAGAGTATCCATATCTGTTTCAAGATACTCTTCCAGTTCTTCCTTGAGTTCTGGTTTGTTATACTCTAAGTATTTGTTGTAAGTTCTACGATGGCTCTCTTGTGAATGTTTTTCCTGTTCTATACAAACTTCACAATTAGTTTCAACTAATGGTCCACCACCATCTAATATCTCCTTACGAAACTGCCGAAGCATATCTGATTTAGAATATTCTTCGATTGTTTTTTTTGAATCAGGCGCTTTTTTGATGACACAGCATGGTTTTATCCTCCCAGAAACATCTGTGACAATGTTCATGAAAGGTTGTGGACAGAACCACTCATACTCTTCAAGTTTTTTAGTCATCATCTTGCTCGTAGATAAAGCTTTTTTGTTCATAGTGCCGCCGTTTCTTGAATGTGGAAAGGAAAAGACGTAACCTATATATAATTTTTTTCATACGCATTATATATCTCCTGTGCTATAATCTTGTGACCTTCACGGTTGGGATGACAATCTTCATCAGAAATTCTTAGTTGGGTTCTTTCTGGGTCAACTTTATCTAATATATTATCAACATTATATCCGCCCAGTTGGGAAAAAATAGGCCACCCAATAAATTTATCAGATAAATTTTCTTCAACATAATCAAAATATGAACTATTAAGAAATGATTTAGCCGCCTTGCGTTTACTATCATTTACTATATAAAAAGCATTTGGGTTTTCGATCCCACCGAAATGTGGTGTACCCTCACCACAATCTATTGTTTTTAATGTTTCTGTGTTATAATAGGAAACAGCAGGTGGGCCTTGAATATATAAGTGGGGTATATCCTTGAGTAATTTTTCTGCTAGTATAAAAGTTCTTAACGCATCTTGAGTGGCAGAATGTTGATTGTGCAATTCTTTGAAATTTTTTGGTTTAAAATTCCAATCAATTTTTGTTCGATCATAATCTAGATTAATGTGCATCCATCTAGTTGAACTATATTCAAAATCTAATCTCTGAAATTGACTCCACATAACCACCACAAGACCAATATTTTTTTCTGTTAAGACTGTATCCACAATTTTAGATAATATATATTTATTCCCTGCGCCGCATTTGCCAAGGTTAACACATTCCATATCAAGCATATCTGCAAGGTGTTGTGGCCACCTTGGAAAATCATGGTCTATATCAGGACTTATATCTGAATTTAAATTATGCTCTGTATAACTACATCCAATTGCGATTAATTTTTTTCTAGAAGACTTGAACATTATATAATTTTGAAAACTCCATTGCATCGTCCCAAGTATCCACTATCGGCATACCCTTTATATTTAGGGATGTGTTCAGAAGCATTGGACAACCTGTTTCATCATACCACTCCTCCAGTATTGAACGGATTACAGAACCGCAATCTTTCTTGACCACCTGTACTCTTGCCGTACCGTCAACATGTGTAACAGAACTATAATCGTGTTTAGCCTTTGCGACAAACTGCATGTACTCGTTCATTGGTCCTTCAAAGTATTCGTCTGCATACTCTTCCAGAATGGCTGGTGCAAAGGGACGAAACTTCTGTCGTTTTTTAATATCGTTCACAGTGTCCTTGATGTCATATCGTGGATCACCAAGGAGTGATCGATTACCTAGTGCCCGTGGTCCAAACTCTGCTCGACCATTTGCAATACCACACACCTTATTTTCCAAAAGTTCTCCCACCACCTCTTTTGAGTTAATACCTCGACCAATAAAAGTTCCAAGATATGGAGATTTCCATTTTAGTTTTTTCTTACGCACCAATGCTGCAGCACCCAACGCACTACCAGCATCGCCGGGTGAAGGCATTATCCATATATTCTTACCTTTAATCTTTGAGTTCGCAACACAGTTAAGCGCACACCCGCCCATGATAACTAAGTTTTCATGGGGACATAACTCTACCAGTTTAAGTAGTTCCCTCTCGTAGAGGTCTTGTATGGACGCTGCAAGGTCTTCTGGACGTGCTTTAGGGAATATATTTCCAACACCCCTATGGTTGTTTTCCCACAGATGGTCTTGCAAATCATATATGGGTTCACCAAATGCAGCCATACCCATCGTAATATATTCATCCTCGTTAGGTTTCAATCCGATACGGTGTGTAATTGCTGAGTAAAGAAGACCAAGAGAGTGTGGGTATTTCCATGACCTAATTTTCTTCATACTATCATTTTTGCATTTCCATATAGACATAGTGTCCCACTCACCGATTGCGTCGATGACTAGAACATTGCACTCATCAAATGGGGATGTGTAGTAACCAGCTGCAGCATGACACTCATGGTGACCAAAATACGTATCGTATTTTCTAAGAGGTTTCTGCCACTTCTGCCCAGCATAGAGTCGCCGCAAGTTTTTACGAAAAGGTTTCTCATAATACGCAACTATGTCGGGTTTATTGATTTTAGTTGTAGGCAATTGTGTGGGATGTATCCACTTGTCGCCCTTCTTTCGGCTATGACGTTCACTATGTGAAGCAAAATGAATTCGGTCATTCCTCAGTAAGCAAACGCCAGCGTCATGAAATCCTTCCGAAACTCCAAGTATATTCATAACAAATCTCCATATTATTTAATTGGGATATACACTCCCTCTACTTCAAATTTTTCACTGTCGGATAATTTAAGTTCAGCACCATTTGTAAATACCATATAGCCCAACAATGCATCAATAGGATTTTCTACCTTACGAATAAAAGTCTTTGCATTTTTGAACTTATCGTTTGAATCTGAGCTCTTCACAATATCTTGTTCAAATATTTTCAGTTTAAGCTTAAACAACTGTTCTTTTTGGTCAGCATTCGTAACATCGAAGTCATCGAATTCGTTAATTAAATTAATAATTATATCTTCAATATTAACAATATTATTATCAATATTAGTTGACTGAGTTTCATCTGCATCACCAAAGGACACATCTTCTCTCTGAGCATAATTACGGAATGCCTCACGAAACTCTTCACGAAACTGTTCATGACGAACCTGAGTACGCTTATCTATATCCTCATAAGAAAATTCTGCAACAAAATCTCTCCACTGCTCATCTTCCTCATCCACCTTAATATAGTGTTCTCGTATAACCCCATCATCTGGGTCTGTCCACAAAACTGAAACAGTATCCAATTCGGGATTACTATAGTAAAAATCTGTAACTTTATCTGACCACAAATATGCCATTTATTTTCTCCTGTATAATATATTTATAAGACTATTAAACGTGAACAATCTTGAATGTGTATGTGCTAATAGTTGCAGCTGATCCATTGGGAAACTCCTGTGAACGGTAATCATTAATATTTGCTAACAAGGTCTGGTAATTACCAGCACCATTTAGTCTTGTATCAACCATAGCAGTACCTCTGGTATTACCAGAACCATTAATGTTATAACTTAATTTATGTCCACCAGTATCCTCTGCTGCATAAAAACGAATATCATTCTTTAAGATTGCATTAAAAGAAGTTGTATCACTAGTTAAGTCAACCTGATTTAGATTACCATCGGCGTCAACTAATAGGGGGGCAACTGACGGAAAAACTCTACCAAAACTAGCCCTTTGTACAAAAAAACTTGTGATGGTAGACGGTTGATCAAGCGTTTCTGGAATACCAGCAGCACTGTACGCACTTGTATCTGCACGGGTATCAAGAAAGACTGCTGTATTGGCACCAGAAACTTCTGTATAATTAGTGACAGATGAAGATGTTGCTATTGTATAAGTACCATTTGTCGCTGAACTCTCACTAGCCGTTATCATTGCATCTAAAGTTGCATATATGAAAGTATCCACATAATCTGTAAGTGACATTGCCTTTATATTATTACCATCTTTGTATGCTGGAAAAGCAATATTGCTTGTATCCGCCTGTGCGCCCAATGAAGTGTCATATGTTGGACCAGTTATTTTATCGTAGTTAACAGTCACAGTTGCGGGTTCAGCAGTTCCAGCTTCATTTAGGAAGGAAGATGTCCTACTTACAGTTGCCGCACCAGCTTGCAATCTGGTATCAGCCATAGTTGGAGAAAGTGTTCCACTACCACTAACAACTGTCACTGTTACAGTTGGGGCGGTTGAATACAAATATGCGATATACGTTTTCCACTGAGTAATATGAGTTGCAGTCATATTAACAATATCTGTTCCGTTATAATAAACTGGTGTTCTAACTGTCATCAATCATATCCTTGTTATATTTATGCTGCTAACGCTGCGTCGGCATATGTAAATGCGCCTGTCATAGATTTCAATGCTGTACCAGCAGAGTTCTGGATTTCTACATCTGTCCCCCCACTGGCCAGTCCGACACGAATCGCTATTACTGCGTCATCAACGTCTTTAATAAGCAATTGCACTGGTGCTGCAGCTGCATCTATATATGTTTTAAGTCTCGCCGCAGTAGTTTTTCTATTTGTACCACCAGCGCCGTCATCGACAATGAACAAGTCTGCATCAACGATAGCAGCACCAATATCTGTACCGCCGTCTATATCAAGGTCAGCAATTGCGATAGACCCATCAGGGAACACTGGTGCCTGACTAAAGGTTACAACACCGTTAGAAGCGATTGCAATGGCATCTACATCTGAAGCAGAACCAATAGTTTTACCATCGCCTATAATTATATCATCAGTGAAAGTTGCAATGCCTGTTATAGCAGCTGTGCCACTAATTTCAACATTACCATTGATATCAATCAAAGTTGAGTTAAGTTCTATCTCATCGTCAGCATTAATATCCAAGTCACCATCTGCTGGAGAACCAATGTTGATAGCAGAGTCACGGAACTGAACTACCATTGCAGCATTCAAAAGAAGTCCTGTATCAGCAACATGCGTAAGGGTTACATCTTTATCTGCACCGAAAGTTACTACAGCAGCATCACTGAGCATGAATAAGTCATCACCAACACTAAGGTCAGCAGCAATACCCGCACCACCTCCAACTGTCAATGCACCAGATGTAGCACTAGTTGAAGCAGTCGTTGCAGTTACAGCAACTACACCACCGGAAGAAATTGTTATTGCATCAGTATCAGATGCCGAACCAATATTACCAGCGTTAGGAATAACAATGTTTCCACCAGTGGTCAACAAACCACCACCAGTGATTGCACCAGCACCAACTATTGTGCCTGATACATCAAGATTACCATTGACATCAATCAGAGTTGCATTGAGTTCAATCTCATCTGTGGCGTTAATGTCAAGTACTGCACCACTAGGTGCGCCAATGTTTTGACTTGCATCGTTGAACTGGATTACACTTGTACCGTTAAGTAATAGTCCGGTGTCGGCAACATGCGTAAGGGTTACATCTTTGTCTGCACCAAAAGTTATTACAGCAGCATCACTAAGCATAAACAGGTCATCACCAATAACCGCATCAGCAGCAACCGATAGACCACCATCAGTTTGTAGTGAACCATCTGTTGTAGAAGTTGCAGCAGTAGTGTCATCTGTTTTGATAATACCACTAGCGGTTATGGCAGCAGTTGTTGTTGCTCCTGCAATAACAGCTGTACCAGAAACATCTAGATTACCATTGACATCAATTAGGGTTGAGTTAAGTTCTATCTCATCGTCAGCATTGATATCCAAGTCACCATCTGCTGGCGAATGAATGGCGATTGCGCTATCACGAAAACGAAGTTGCATTGCGGCGTTGAGCAACAACCCTATATTATGAACATGCGTCAAAGTCACATCTTTGTCTGCACCAAAAGTTAATACAGCAGCATCACTGAGCATAAACAGGTCATCACCAATAACTGCATCAGCCGCAACAGACAAACCACCATCAGTCTGCAATGAACCATCTGTTGTAGATGTTGCAGCAGTTGTATTATCGGTTTTGATAATACCACTCGCAGTAAATGCAGCTGAAGTCAAGGCACCAGCAATAACACCTGTACCAGAAACATCTAGGTTACCATTGACATCAATCAAAGTTGAGTTAAGTTCTATCTCATCCTCAGCGTTAATATCTAGGTCACCGTTACTATCTGACCTAATGTTGATTCCAGAATCACGGAACTGGAGTTGCATATTAGTATTAAGCAACAATCCTGTATCGTGTACATGAGTTAGTGTAACTTCTGAGTTAGCACCAAATCTAATTTGGGCTGCATCAGACAGGAAGTGCATATCATTGCCCGCACATATATCTTTGACAACACCTAACCCACCATCAGTCTGTAGTGAACCACCCGATGTTGATCCTGCATCTGTGGCATCATCAGTTTTGATAACACCACTTGCAGTTATGGCAGCAGTTGTTGTTGCTCCTGCAATGTCTACCGCACCAGAATAATCACCTGTGGCAGCATCTATCTCTCCAGAGATGGTAAGGTTTCTTATTCCTGTGTAATCTTTACTTGAGTCTAGGATAACCGCTTTACTAGCTACTGCTGTACCTACTGCGGTTGAACCAATATCAAGAGCATTGATTTCTCCAACGACAACTGTTGCACCGTCTAGGATATTCAGTTCAGCAGGAGTAGATGTAATTGCAGTATTTGATGCGGCAGCAAGTACAGGAATTGTACCACTCACGTTTGGTAGATTGATTGTTCTATCACCAGTTGGGTCAACGATTGTAAGAGTTGTTTCATGTGCGTCAGCAGTTGCACCTTCAAACACAACAGCGTTTGCTGCCTCCATAGTAACCGTATCAACCTGTGTGGTTGTTCCTGCTACAACAAGATTTGGAACAAGTAATGTACCTGTGCTTGGGTTGTAACGCAATGCACCAGTATCATCCAAAAGTGCATTAGATTCATCGTTGAAGACCACTGGGAAGTTCGTATTCGCAGTGCTATCGGAGACTACAACAGTTTCAGCATGACTAGCAGTCCAAGAAATATCTGTACCATCTGATGTTAATACTTGTCCATTGCTCCCGGCTGTTAGTACAGCAGGATCGCCACTTGCATCACCATATATAATCTTACCCCGTGCAATTCCAGCCATCTTTGCAAGTGTAATTTGGTTATCTGCAATATGTGCGGTATCGATAGAACCATCAATATATTCATCACTGTCGATGGAGTTTGCTGGCATAACTGGTATCTGACTAAATGTAACTACACCGTTAGATGCAATAGCAATGGCATCCAAGTCACTGGCAGAACCAATTGTACCACCATCTTTGATAATCAAGTCACCAGCAACAGTGAAGTCACCAATGGAACTTAGTGTTGCCTTCGCAGTTGCAGAGGATGCAGCAGTTTCAGACACACCAGTGGTAAAGACCAATTTAGTCGGATTGGTACTAGCTTGGAATGTTCCTTCAGCAATTGCATGGATACCCGCTGCAACGTTAGCACCATCTGTGCCATCAGAATCACCAGCAGCAAACTCAAGAGATGCAATAACCTCGTTTGCTACAATTGCATCTTCTTCAGATTTCAATTGGAAAACAACTGGTATGTTATCATTGCCGCCAGTAACATGAGTTAATGTAAGTCCAACATTATGAACATGAGTAAGAGTAATTTCGGAGTTTGCACCAAATGCTACAACAGCAGCGTCTGATAGAAGCTTGATGTCATCACCAGCAACGATATCTTTGACTACAGATAAGCCACCATCAGTCTGTAATGAACCGTTTGTAGTAGAGGTTGCTTCTGTAGCATCATCAGTTTTAAGAATACCACTAGCGGTTATGGCAGCAGTTGTTGTAGCGCCAGCAATGTCTACCGCACCTGAGAAGTCACCAGTTGCAGCATCAATTTCTCCAGAAATTGTAAGATTTCTTTGTCCCGTTGTATCTTTGCTTGAATCTGTAGTGACTACTTTAGATGCAATTGCTGTACCAGCAGTTACACCATCAAGTAGTTCTAGTTCTGCCTCAACAATGCTTGCACTACCGATTATGAACCCTGTAGCAGTAACAGTAGAGTTGAATGCCGCAGCACCAGCAGCACTACCATCAATCGTTAGATATGTTGTATCTACAGTACCATCTGTTCCCTTGAGAATAATGTCAGAATCATTTGCTGCAGCATCAATCGTAATATTACCAGAACTTGTTGATATAACAACTGCGGCATCACCCGCACTAATATCATCTGCGGCTGAGGATACTCCAGCATTTGTGTAAGTTTTAATTCTTGCAGCAGTAACCTTTCTATTCGTACCACCAGCACCATCATCAATGATAAACAAATCTGCATCAACGACAGCAGCACCAATATCAGTTGCGCCATCGATGTCTAGATCAGCAACTGCAATAGAACCATCGGGGAATACTGGAGCCTGTGAAAATGTTACAACACCGTTAGAAGCAATCGCAATGGAGTCTGTATCTGAAGTATGTCCGATATTTGCCCCATTGATAATAATATTATCAACGGTCAGTGCTGTCAGTGTTCCAAGTGACGTAACATTACCCTGTGCGGCAGTAGAAAGTGTTCCTGCAATAGTACCACTAGAAACATTAATACCTGCACTGAATACTGGTATCTGATTCATAGTAACAACACCATCAGAAGCAATCGCTATAGCATCCAAGTCACTAGCAGAACCAATTGTACCACCATCCTTGATAACCAAATCACCAGCAACAGTGAAGTCACCGATTGAACTTAGCGTTGCCTTCGCAGTTGCACTAGAGGCCGCAGTTTCAGACACACCAGTGGTAAAGACCAATTTAGTCGCATTGGCACTAGCAGAGAATGTATCTTCTGCGATTGCGTGAATACCAGCAGCAACCGTGGCACCGTCAGTACCATCTGAGTCACCGGCAGCAAACTCAATTGAAGCAATCACTTCATTCGCAACAATAATGTCTTCTTCAGACTTCAACTGTAGAACAATAGGAAGATTATCACCAGCAGTGGCATGGGTTAATGTTAACCCTACATTATGAACATGAGCTAATGTAATTTCTGAATTTACACCAAAGGCAATTTGAGCAGCATCACTTATCAGGATGATGTCATCACCAATGACTGCATCTAGGACTACTGATAGTCCACCGTCAGTCTGCAATGAACCATCTGTAGTACTTGTTGCAGCAGTTGTATCATCGGTTTTGATAATACCACTAGCAACTATTGTAGACATTACTATACCAGCATTAAAGGTTGCTTCGCCAGCTGCACTGCCGTCAATAGTAAGGAACGTAGTATCAGCACCACCATCTGTTCCTTTGATGATAATATCACTATCGTTGGCGGCTGCATCAATTGTGATATTACCCGAACTTGTTGTTATAAGAACTGCTGCATCACCAGCATCGATATCATCGGCGGCAGTAGTTGATCCGGCAGACATATAAGTTTTTAGTCTTGAAAGTGTTGATTTTCTATTCGTACCACCCGCACCGTCATCAACAATGAACAAGTCAGCATCAGCAAGCGCAGCACCGATATCGGTTGCACCATCAATATCTAGATCAGCAACTGCAATGGACCCGTCAGGGAATACTGGTGCTTGACTAAAGGTTACTACACCGTTAGAAGCAATTGCAATGGAGTCTGTATCACCAGCAGAACCGATATTGCCCGCATTGGGTATAACAATGCTACCACCAGTAGTCATTGTCCCACCACCAGTGTAAGTTCCACTTACATCAAGGTTTGCGTTTACATCTACTAGAGTTGCATTTAGTTCGATTTCATCGGTTGCGTTAATATCAAGAACTGTTGCACTAGGTGCATTAATAAATTGTGACGCATCATTAAATTGAATTGCCATTGTGCTATTGAGTAATAGTCCTGTGTCATGAACATGCGTCAGAGTTACATCATCATTGGCACCAAAGGACAAGATTGCACCATCATGTTGAAGTTCCAAGTCTTGTGTAAGTGTTACATCACCATCCGAACCAATTGCAATTGCATCAGCGTCAGAGGCTGAACCGATTGTTCCAGCATCAGGAATGACAATGTTGCCACCAGTGGTCATTGTTCCACCACCCTGATATGTACCGCTTACATCTAGGTTAGCATTTACATCTACGAGAGTTGCATTGAGTTCAATCTCATCTGTGGCGTTAATGTCAAGTATTGCATTACTAGGTGCGCCGATACTTTGACTTGCATCGTTGAACTGTATTACACTTGTACCATTTAGAAGCAACCCTGTGTCAGCAACGTGTGTCAAGGTTACATCACTATCTGCGCCAAAATGAATAACAGCAGCATCACTAAGGAGGATTAAGTCATCACCAATGACTGCATCTAAGGTCACCGATAGACCACCGTCAGTTTGCAGTGAACCATCTGTTGTAGAAGTTGCAGCAGTAGTATCATCTGTTTTGATAATTCCACTAGCAGTTATAGTAGTAGAAGCAAGAGTAGTAGTAGTTGCTGCCGCCGCCGTACCACTACCAAGAATGCCGTCTAATGTTCCAGTAAATCCTGTGGCTGTAATTTGGTCAGTTGCGGTAATAGCATCGACATATAAGGCCCGCCAGCGTACCCCCGTGGTGCCGAGATCATCTGTAGAATCTGTATCTGAAACTACATTGCCGCCGTGCGTTGTGACGCCAGTCATTAAGGTAGTACCACTAATATCAACATTACCATTAATGTCAATCAGGGTTGAATTGAGTTCTATTTCATCATCGGCATTGATATCTAGATCACCATCTGCTGGTGAACCAATACTAATTGCGCTATCACGAAAACGAAGTTGCATTGCAGCATTAATCATTATTCCTGCATCAGCAACATGTGTCAAAGTCACATCTTTGTCTGCACCAAAAGTTAATACAGCAGCGTCACTAAGTAAGAATAAGTCATCACCAATAACTGCATCAGCAGCAACCGATAGACCACCATCAGTTTGCAGCGAACCATCTGTAGTATTTGTTGCAGCAGTAGTATCATCAGTTTTGATAATACCACTAGCAGTTATAGCAGCGGTTGTTGTTGCTCCTGCAATGTCTACCGCACCTGAGTAGTCACCAGTTGCAGCATCAATTTCACCAGAGATGGTAAGATTTCTTATACCTGTATAATCTTTACTGGAGTCTAGAACAACTGCTTTACTTGCGATAGCAATACCAACGGCAGTTGAACCCAAATCCAATGCATTAATTTCACCTACAACAACCGTTGCACCATCTAGTTTATTCAACTCTGCTGGAGTCGATGTAATTGCAGTATTGCTTGCAGCTGCCAATACTGGAATAGTACCAGATTGATTAGGCAAGTTAATTGTTCTATCAGCTGTAGGATCAACGATAGTAAGCGTAGTTTCGTGTGCGTCAGCAGTTGCGCCTTCAAAAATGATTGCGTTTGCTGCTTCCATAGTAACTGTATCAACAGTTGTTGTTGTTCCTGCTACAACAAGATTTGGAACAAGTAATGTTCCTGTGCTTGGGTTGTAACGCAATGCACCTGTATCATCCAACAGAGCATTCGACTCATTGTTGAAGACCACAGGAAAGTTTGTGTTTGCAGTACTGTCGGAGACTGTAGCAGTAGTAGCAAGTGTAGCTAGTGCTACCGCAATATTTGCAGAACCATCAAACGAGGTTCCACCGATAGTTCTAGCAGTCGCAAGTGTAGTTGCTGTATCAGCATTACCCGTAACATCACCAGTTATATCACCTGTAACAGCACCAGTTAATGTTCCTACAAATCCTGTAGCAGTTACTTTACCTGTACTTGGGTTGTATGTTAAAGTTCCGTCTGACTCTAGTCCAAGATTACCGCCATCAACATCCCCACCAGCAGTAAAGATAAGGGCATTACTTTCATTTGTACTTTCATTATCAGTAATAGTAACAGTAGTAGCAACTGTTGCAACATCGGCTGTACCTGTAACATCACCAGTTATATCACCAACAAATGCAGTAGAAGTAATGCTTGTTGCACCTGTAACCACACCAGCGTCAATGACAATCGTACCATCAAGAACAATCTGTTGTCCTGCAACTGGAGTAATTGTTAAGTCAGTACCAGCAGTACTCGTAATAGCATTACCATTGATATTGATGTTATCAACTTGTAGTGCAGTTAGTGTTCCTACTGAAGTAATATTTGTTTGAGCTGCACCTGTAACAGTTGCGGCTGTACCAGATGTATTGCCTGTTACATTACCAGTTAGTGTTCCTACAAATCCAGTTGCAGTTACTTTACCTGTGCTTGGATTATATGTTAATGTTCCATCTGATTCTAGACCTAAGTTACCACCATCAACATCACCGCCAGCAGTGAAGATGATCGCATTGTTCTCGTTCGTAGATTCATTATCCGTGATAGTAACAGTAGTAGCAAGTGTTGCTAACGCTACTGCAATATTTGCAGAACCATCAAATGAGGTTCCACCGATAGTTCTTGCGGTAGTTAGAGTTCCAGCACTACCTGTTGTATTTTGGTTACCAGCAGAATTGACACCCGGTAAATTAATATTTGCAGTACCATCAAACGAAACACCGCCAATTGTTCTAGCAGTTTCAAGTGCAGTGGCCGTGGCCGCATTTCCAGTTGTGTCCTGATTGAGTGTACCAATAACAAGGTCTATGGTTCCATCTGAGTCCTGATATGTTGCAGTAATGTTTGTCTCTGTATTACTAGAGAACATTGCTCCAACTGTATCTTGTACGACTTCAGAAAGATCAATATTAGCAGTACCATCAAATGACACACCATGAATAGTTCTAGCAGTTTCCAGTGCGGTAGCAGTGCCCGCATTTCCTGATGTACTCTGATTGAGCGTACCAATAACAAAATCTAATGTGTTATCTGCATCGTCATAGGTTACTGTGATATTTGTTTCTGTATTGGAACTAACCATTGCACCAACGGTATCAGAAATAGTTTCTGCCAGTGAAACACCATCAATTGTTAGTGCATCGGTTTCGAGTGTACCATCTATATCAACATTACCAGATATGTCTAATGACGCAGCTGTAACTGATCCTGTTGTTGTTAGGTTCTCATTACCAAAACTAATCGCACCAGAACTGTCTGTAATAGAACCAGCAGCTAATGCAAGAGTTCCAGCGTTAAAAGTCGTTCCTGTTAGAGTTGTAATTGTGGCAGATGTGATTGTTCCACCGACCACACCAGAAATTGTTGGCGCAGTTAAAGTTACTACTGTTGCAGTTGCACTGATACCACTTGACAGGTCTGTGCCGTCACCAAGTAAAGTATAAATTTCACTAAAGTTATCATTAGTTTTATCACCTGATACACGAAGTGTATCGCCAGTGCCATCATTAGCAGTTGAACCAAGATCAAGTGATTGATATGACATTTATTTTATTCTCCGTATCAGTTCTATTTAACTAATTGTTGTAAAAGAGATTTAATTTCGTGCATCTCAGATTTCAAAGTATTTATTTCTCTGTTAGTTTCACGAATCTCATCCCTCTGTCTCTGTGCTTCCTCTGCTCGTTTTTTTGCAACCTCATATGCATTCACATTCTTATTTATAATCGCATTACTACCAGTATCCCGAACTAAATTTTCATGACCCTCTACCTTTAAATAATTGGACATTTTATGTTGC